ACGAGGAAGCGGACTTCACGCAGGACGGGATCTGGGTGATCTACCGTGCCCCGGACATCCTCGACTCCTTCGGCCCACGGCGACCGGAGCAACCCCGGTGGCTGATGTGCCAGGACACGTGGTATCCGAGTATGACGGAGGCGCGTGCGGAGAAGCTCGACCGCGTCCTCGTGCTCTGCCGGGATCACTACGAGCATCTCGCCGTCGCCCATCCGTACCTCAAGGACAAGCTCTGGATCACATCGAACGGCGTGAAGGTGGATCTCATCCGGGAGTTGGAGCGCGAGACGCTACCGCCGCGCAACCCGAAGAAGCTCGTCTACGCCTCGTCGCCAGATCGCGGGCTCGTGGTCCTCCTCGATATCTTCAAGCGGGCGAAGGAACTCGACGCGGGACTCGAGTTACACGTCTTCTATGGGATGGACAATATCGAGAAGCTCCTCGCGGGCGGTTCGTCGTGGGCGAAGGCGTCGTTCACCGGGCTCAAGACGACGCTCGACCGTCTACTAAAACAGCCCGGGGTCTTCTGGCGCGGACGGGTCAGTCAGATCGAACTCTACCGGGAGTGGCTCTCCGCTGGGATCTGGTGCTACCCGACGGACTTCACCGAGACCAGTTGTATTACTTCGATGGAAGCGCAGGCCATGGGGGCGATTCCCCTGACGCACCCTCTCTGGGGGCTGCGGGACAACGTCCAGCACGGGATCATGCTCGATGGCTCTCCGGCAGCAGACGCCCTGATGCGTGCCCGCTACGTTGGGGAACTCTACCGCCTCGTCACGCAACCCGGCCTACAGGAGCGCATCCGGCAGCCGATGATGAACTGGGCGCGCGCCTATCATAACTGGGAGCGGTGGGTCGATCAGTGGGAGTCGGCGGTACTAGGGATGCCCCCCGTCGTCGGGCAATTCACCTTCCAGCACAAGCACGCGCAGGGGCGCATCCTCAACATCGGGTGCGCGTCCGATCCATCAGGATTCGTGCAGCGCGGGGCGGTCAACCTCGACGTGACGAGGCAGGACCCAATCACAGGACAGCCGTTCCCGGCGCATGTCGTGGCCGATGTTCGGGAGACGCTACCCGCGTGCATCGGCGACTTCGATACCGTGATCCTCGGGGACATTTTAGAGCACATGACCCCGGACGATCAACGCCGGAGCATCCTCGAAGCGTCGCGGGTACTCAGACCAGAGGGACGTCTCCTCATTACGTGCCCGTTTGATACCCGAGCGCCCGAGATCCAGCAGGCAGGGAGTCAGGGGACGGAAGAGTACGCAGAGGGCGTGAGCGTCTTTCATGCCGATAGGGTAACGCGGGAGCGCCTCCGCGACGGATGTCTCTCGATAGGGCTGACGATCGAGCGCGAGGAAGTCCTCGACTATAACTTCGCCGATGGGATAGGCCTGATTGCGAGGAAAGGATGATCGAAGATATGACATGTAGCATAAAGGGCTGCTCCGGTATAACGCAGTATTCTGGTGTCGTCGAAGGCGAGCGTCTTGGCTTGTGTGTCCATCACTACGCAGCCCTCGTCAGTCCGGCAGTACACAGGAATAGAGAATGTGGCTCAGGATGGTATCAGGAGTTAGAGAAGGAACGGTTACAAAAGATCGCAAGGCAGTCATGACGTGCCCGTGTTGCGGCGGGACCGCCGGACTCATGCTCATCCCTCGGTGCTGCGTGCTCTGTCAACGCGCCCCGTGGCACGACGCATGCGGACACTGCTGGGACCACTGCCACTGTGATCCACACCCGTTGCACCTAGAGGGGGTTGGAGTATGACGATCATGAAGCGGCGGTGCGTAGGGACCATTGCGTATCTGGGCGGTCTCCCTGCGGTACTGGAACCGTTCTGCTGGGCCTGGGGGCAGTTGATTCAGTACAACACCGAGTACCTCTGCGCCCCCGGCGAATACGTCCACTACGACAAGGCGACGGTGAGCTTTCACTCCTTCGCCCGGAATAGTCTCGTCGAGCGGTTCCTCGGGGACTGGCTCCTGATGCTCGACACGGATCACGTACCCGATCCCGACCTCGCGATGCGGCTCGTGACGGTCATGCTCCAGGCCGACGTCAGCGTCGTCTCCGGCGTCTACTGTCACCGAACTCCGCCACAGTCGCCGGTTCTCTACCAGTGGAACGACGGGGGGACCGGGCTCTCGCCGATCGGGGACTGGGACCGCGACGTAAAGCTCATCGAAGTCGGCTCGGCCGGGGGTGGGGCGCTCCTCGTCCGCCGATCCGTCTACGATAGGATTCGGACGGAACTCCATAGCGGCCCGTTCGATATCACGCCGCCGTTCGGGGAGGATCACTCGTTCTTCAAGCGGTGTCGGGAACTCAAGATCCCCGTCTACGCCGCGCCGACGATAGAGTCCAGGCACCTTGAGGTGCGCTCCTTTGGGTTGGATACCTACATGCCCCCGGACGGCCTGACGGCTAACCGGGTGGAAGTTGGAGGGTTTGCCTAATGTCAGTCGCCACGCCGGTCAAAGCCTGGGTCGCGTCACTCAACGCTGGAGGCTTCATCAGTCACGGGCAGTCCTTGACGGTCACGATCAATATCACCGGAGGGTGGGAGATTCAGATCCCTACAGGGGTCAGATATGGATCGAACGTCTCCCTGGCATCGGCGATCTTCGCCTATCCGTCCAACGACGGTGGGGCGACCTACGATACGGAGCCGGTTGCCGCTATGTCTATTCCGGTCACAGCGTCCGTGAACAAGGTCGCGTCCCTGCGTCTGACGACAGGGCAGTACGCTATTCAGATTCAGTCGTCATCGCCGTCCACGACCTTCTACGTCCTAACGCAGGAGATCATCTCAGCATTCAACATCGCATAAGAGATGGCAGATCAAGATTTTGCTGCCGTCATCGCTAGGCGACGGCAAACGTGGCCCGTACAGACCAAGCCGAAGGAGCGGGGGCTTCGGCTTGATCTGAGTCATCCACTGGCAAACGGGATGCTCGTCTGCCTCCCCTTTTTTGAAGGACGCGGGAATTTCGTCGAAGATCACGCACGCCGAACGACGTATAATGTCGGTGGATTGCCGTCACTGGGTCCGTATGTCTTTCCGATTGAGGGTGATAATCCGGTCCTCCTGCCAAATACGCGAATAGCCGGGGGATTAGATCATAACACTCAGTGGGAGAGTGTGCAAGGGCAACTTGGCTGTACAGCCGGTGGCAATCTGGATGGGTGGGAGATCGGGTATGAAGGAACGAATCTCCGTCTCCCGACCAATCGGGCGACTATTCTCCTAGCCACTCGCCTTCAGGGTACATACAACCGTGTTATATTTGGTTTTGAATCGGGGACCAGCGCGAGTGACTTAAGCGCGACGTTTGTGTTCACTGGAACAATCACTTGGGCAGTTGGGTCGCAGAACGTTACTACTCCGGTGGTCAGCCAAACTGATATTCTTACCTATCTGGCATTTACCGCTGGACCGACTGGGCAGCGGATCTATGCCTCCAATATCGGGGTGCTCGCACAGACGTCCACTCCGCCATCGCGTGTAGCGACTTTAGGCGGTGTATTTTACCTCTCTGCGGGCACTCATCCGGTTGTATTCTTCGCCATTCTGGATGCCGAATGGTCTGAGGGGCAAGTCAAGCAATGGTGGAGCGCGCCCTGGGACTGGTTCCGTACCCCGTCGCATGCCCGACGGAATCAGAGCGTACATTCCTTTACCTATAAACTTCCCGGTGGCGTCGTCTCCAACGTGCGGCGACCTGGTTTCCCCTTCTCACGATAGCGTATGCGAGCAAAGCCCGGGCCGTCGGCACGGATTAACTGGAGCGATCCGCTAACTGCCGGTCTCCGGTTCTACATACCATTTTGCGATATCAGGCCTGGCTTTCAGAGCGAGGGTACGGCGGCGAATACCTTGCGGTTCACCGCCCGCGAGTTAGTGTCGCAAGCGGTATTCACGATGATGGGCACGACTGGAGTCGTGCGAACGACTGCGAGTAGGACTGGGTATGGCATTGATACGAGTGCGGGTATTGGCGGTGGGGGGACCTCTGGCGTCCTATTATCTCCGGTTGGTAATGATGCACTACTGAATTCTATAGCTAACAATGCGATCACGGTTGGAGTCAAATTTCGCGGGACCGATACCACTGGGTCGATAGTTGCACGCGCCTCGACCATATCACGTCATTTCCGTCTTCTCGTATCATCTGGGATCTTACTGTTTCAGGATAGCTCCGCTTTTGGGACGCAGACACTCCGAGCATACAATACGAACGAATGGTATACGGCCTTTTGTACGCATGATCTCTCAACGTTCGCGATCATTGTCCTCAATGAACGTGGGGAGATTCTCGAAGTCTCGGCGA